TTTTTCACTTTTACATTCTAATTCAACATATGTTGGTATTCCTGGAATAGTATCAATTGCAATTTCTAAACAATCACCAAGTGACCATTTTTCCCTTAAAGTTTCTTGATATGCTTTGAGTTTATATCCTTGTGCTAATAGAAAGTCTCTACTTTCTTCTAATGTACTATTAACAACTATTTCAGATTCTTTTGCAAATTTAGAATCTTTTGGATATGTTTTTACTGTAATAGTTACTAATTTATTTTCTTGTCTAGTTCTAATATAACCTTTCTCTCCACTTAATAAATGAAATACATATCTTCTATATAACATCATTTTATGAATTTTTTTTGCTCCATTTAATTTTAATTTTTTTCTTAAATCATTAATATTAATATCTAAAAATTTTCCTTCAATTTCTTCCATATTATATATATTAATAAAATATTTTAACATATAAATAATTATTTATATACTATATATAAATGAATAATTTAAATAGTAATTCAGCTAAAATAGATCAACCAAAAAATATAAAAATTCAATTAAAACCACATCAAAAAACTGGTATATTTCATATGCGTAAATTAGAAGATGATAAATATATAGAGCATGAATATGATGAGGAAGGATTTTATTTATCTAATTATCAATTAAGAACATTAGGTTTACAAGCAAATGATATAAAGAATATTAAATTGAATACATGTTACGGTATATTAGCAGATAAAGTTGGTAGTGGAAAAACCTTAATGGTTGTTGGATTAATAGATAATAAAGTACAATTAAAAGATACTGATAAAATATTATCATCAGCTTTATATAGTAGTATAACAATTAGAGACAATAAGAAATGTTTAAAAACAAATTTAATATTAGTTCCACATTCATTAACATCACAATGGGATGATGCATTTAGTCAATCAAAATTAAAATATTATGTAATAACAAAAAGAAAAGATATTGATTATTTAGAATTTGATGATTACATAGAAGATATATGTGAAGCATTGGTAGTAAATGAAGATCAATGTTTACAATATTATGATGTAATTATTTGTAGTGCGAATATGTTTTCAGATTATTTTGAAAAATTTAAGAATAGTAAATACTCAAGAATTATAATTGATGAAGTATTACAAATTAAATTACCTGCAGATTTTAACTGGTGTTGTAATTTTGCATGGTTCGTAACTGCAACACCCAGTGGATTAAGTCATGTAAGAAGACATTATATTAAAGAGTTGATTGGTGGTATGGCAAGTTATCATAATTTATTAAGTATAAAAAATAATGATGAATTTGTTAATGAATCAATGAAATTACCAGATATAATATATAAAAAAATAGTATGTTTAACACCTAAAGAATTATTAATAGTAAAAGATTTTATTCCTTTAGATGTAATAAATATGATTAATGCAAATAATATTCAAGAGGCATTAAAAAAATTAAATTGTAACATAGATACAAATGATAATATTTTTAATATATTAACAAAAAGGACTAAAATAGATATTGAAGATGAACAAGCAAAATTAGAGTATATTACAAAGAAAAACTATGTTGATCAAAAATTAAAAGAAGAAAGTATGAAATCAAGTGAAGACAAGATTAAGAAATTAAAAGAAAAATTACAAAATATTAAAAATAGAATAGATAGTTTTAGTGAAGATGCATGTCCAATCTGTTTTACAAATGATAATAAACCAGTTGTTGTAAGTTGTTGTAATAATATTGTATGTTTAAAATGTCTAGTAAATGTAAAAAATCTATGTCCTTTTTGTAGAACTAATATCACAACAGATAAGATGAATATTCTTGATAATAATTTTAAAAACAAGAAAAAAGATAAAGAGGAGAAAAAAGAAAAATTAAAAAATAAAGTAGAGAACTTAATTGATATTATAACATCAAATAAAAAAGGTAGATATTTAGTATTTAGTGCATACGATGAAACATTTGGTGATGGTATTACTAATGAATTTGCAAAACATAATATCACATATTCAACTATATTAGGAAGTGTTGCTCATATTAATAATGTTATTAATGATTTTTCTACTGGTAAAATAAATGTAGTTATGATGAATGCAAAACATTATGGTTCTGGATTAAATTTACAAATGGCTACTGATGTAATATTATATCATGAAATGGCGAAAGAATTAGAAACTCAAGTAATTGGAAGAGCACAACGATTAGGAAGAAATGAACCATTAATGGTACATTATTTACTACATGAAAATGAAAAATGTAATAGTAACAATAATTTAACATACGAAAATGAAGATTATCAAGAACAAGATAATGATATAAATGAAGATAATATTATTTAAGCATCAGCTTGATCTTTTAATGATGGTAAAATAAATTTTGTGTAAGCAATGTATGAACCGACAATAGAATAACAAAATAATATGAAAATTACAAAGACTATAGTAATAAAAATTAATTTTTTCAATACAGATCTATCTTTTTTAGATAATTTTATATCAAATAAATTTAATATATCAGAAGCTATACTCATATATATATTAATTATATAAAATAATTTTTAGATACAACATGGATTTCCATTTACTATATCTCTTACTTTAGAATACCATTTATCACATCCAATATTAGTAAAACTAATTATATTATCGCAATTAGTTGGTAAATTAATTTTAATGATATAATAATTTATATCATTATTATTATCAATAAATCTTTTACGAAGATTTGTTAACATTTGAAATTGATGTTCATATACATCATCACAATTGATAGTATTTATTCCTGTTCTACTTGGTCTTTGAAGTTTAATATTATCAATAGATTCATCTTTATAATTAGTAACCCAATGATAAACATTTAATTTATCATTTTTCTGTTCAGCTACTTCAGTACCATTTAAAATTTCAAATTGATGATTCCCATCAAGTAGTTCTGCAATATTTAGATATGACAAATCAGTTGTTTTTGATCTAATATATTCTGCAACTTCGTGTCTATATATTGGATCAGTAAGTATTGTTGATAATTTGATATTATAATGATCAATTTTATCGATCCAATTTCGGTGAGCATTTATATACTCGCGATATTGTGTCTTTGCAAATAGATATTTATCATTATAGTCATAAAGAATATCTATTACTTGATCAGTAATCATATCAGTATTTTTTGAGACTTTAATAATTTCAAAATTAATTTTATCAAAAATAATATTATTATTTTTTGAATGAATAAAAATTTTGAGACTGTCTTTGATATCATTAATATATTCTGGTTCAAGAATACCAATAAATGGAATACCTGTAATTTCACCAAAATCATTGATTCCAATATATAAGTTTGCAAAATCTTCAGAATCCTTCATATTACCAAAAGCAGAAATATATTTAGGTATATAAAATTTAAAATAATGTACAAGATTATGTATAATTATATCATTAAAATTATATACAACTTTTCCAGTACAAATCATATTTTTAATATCTTCATTTTGAACAAATGAAATTGGATCTATTTTAAGAATAAATTCCTTAAATTCAATAAGTTTTGATTCATCAAAACCAATATAATCTCCTAGTATCATAGTCATTTTTAATTATTATATATAATAATTAATGATGATATCGTAGATTCAATTTTTTATATTTAAAATGATTTATTTACCTAATAAATCTTTAACCATTGTTGCAAATACATCAGTTTGATTTAAAAATGCCATTAATATTAAATCTAAAAATGCGGCAATCATTAATAAAATTGTTTTAATAATTTTTATAATTAAGGGAATTTTCTTTGGTTCTTTATATTTCCAATTTCCTATTTTTCTACCATCAAATCTATAACCAATTAATCTTTCAACTTTGGCTTTAACTTTTAAGAATGTATTATCAACTATATAATTATTAGTTGTAGTAACAACTAAAAAAATAAATGTAGTAATTATAGTTAAAAAATTATAATCTTTATATGTCATAATTGCTTTTCTATCATAAGGTTTAATTAAAGTTTTAAATAACCATACATATACTCCATCTAATGAACTTTTATATTTATTAACAGTATTATTTGTAGTTCTTTTTACTTTATCTTCTATTTTTGCATAATCTTTTATTGCATTATCTGCTTTTTTTAATAAGCCTGTATCTCTATTTTTATAAATAAATTTAATTGAATCATCTATACTTTTATTAATATCATTATCTATATTTCTTAATGCAAATTTTACATTACTTTGTACGTTTGTGATATTTTTATTTAAATTTATTACTCCATTAGTAATACCTCTATCAGTATCAATAGCTGCAGTACTAATTATATTTTGTAATTTATTTTCACCTACATTAAGACCATTTAATACAGATTTATTTAAATCATCGACAAAACTATTAATCATACTCATTCGTCTATATTATTAATATTCATATAAATTTTTTTGGAATTATTAAATACTGCGTTACTTGTATATCCTAAAAACATACCTGGACCCTTTGCAACGGTTGTTACTGATATCATAATTATATCATGTATTAATAAAAATGTTCCATATCCAGCATCATATAAAATCTTAAAAATTAAACTTAAGAAATTTACAACTATAGTGTATAATGAGAAACTACTTCCTTCACTTACCTTAAATATATTTGTAAATTGATCAATTAAATAGAAAAGACCACCTACAAACATATCATATGTAATTTTACCTAATACTCCAAAAGTTGTTGATATTATACCTATTGCACTATCAGATGTTACTGTTGTTGTAATACCAAGTGATGTAGCTAGTGCTAATATCATGTCTTTCATTACATCTACTGATAAACCAGTTGATATTTGTAATATTCCAAATATTGTAGATAATACTCCCATAACGAAGAAGACTGTTCCTTCAGCTGCCATGAGGAATGACTTTGTCATAACTGTTATCATTTGTGCTATAATAGTTAATATGTATACTGTAGCTGGTATTAAATAATTTGCAATGATATTATATAGACCATCATATATATATGGAGAAAGTGCTAATAAGATTGTAATAATAATAACGACTACTACATATCCAATTATTAATTTTACATTTCCATATATTTCACCAAAGATACCATATTTATTAGCATCAAAATGTTCTTTATTTTGAGTAAAAAATTCTTTTGCTGCTCTTGCATCGGAGTCTTTTTTGGCTTCAGCTTTATCTTGTTGTTCAGATGCAGCTTGTTCAGCAGCTTTAGTTCTTGCGCGATTTTCATCAGTAATTTCTGTACTTTCACCAGCTTTTTGAGAATCAGCTTTTTTATCAACTCGTTCTAATTCTTCTTTAGGTTTATTTATTGGTTCAAAACCGGAAACTTTACATTTTCTAAAAATATCATATGGTGGAATTAATTTATTATTCATTTCTATATATTTAGAACAGTTTTTTTTTCTATATAAAAACAAAAATAATTTACAACATCCTTTTAATGTTTCTAAACTATCAAATAATTTAAATGCTTCTAATTCTGCATCGTCATAACTATCTTTTTTTATACCAAATATTTGCGATCCATCATTATATTGATTTAATGGTTTATCTTCTATTATTTTAACACATATATTCATAAAAAATAAAAAATTTTCAAGATCTGCTTCATTAATTTTTCCTTTTAATAGGCCATCTTTTTCAAATTGAGCACCAAGTTTATTTAGTAAAAAATTATATGTTATGTTATATAAATTTAATGAACCTTGATATTGTAGTTCACCCTTATTTGTATGAGCAATCATTGACTTACTTAATGCACCTAATTGATTAATATATTTTTTATCAATAGCATTTAGTGTATAAACAGTTGAATTATAATATGTAACTAAATCAGCTTGTGTTGCATAATTAGAATCTAATCCTTTACCTCTTAAAAGTTCAGTATAATATTCAACTGATTTCTCAATAACTTTATTTATTGTATCATCTACTTCAAATGATTTTAATTCTATTAATTTTGGTAACATTGTAGCCACAACTGATCGCCATATAACAATTTGTACTGCTTCATCACCGTGTTCTGGAATACATGTCATTAATGCATATGTTGCATATAAATATTCTTTTATTTTTTGTCGATTCATTGGAGGTTTTTGTTCACACCTAACTGGTAATTTATTTTGAGCACCCAGTACTGCACATACAAATGGATTTAATCCTGGTGGACAAAATGGTTTACATTCTGTTAGATTATCAACTGGATTTTTTAAATATTGATCAAAAAAAGGTAACATTACTTTTTGAATTAATGCCATTCTTTCTGTATATCTTGGAGTACTCTGACCGCCACCCATTATTAATTCCTATATCTTATATATATAAAAAATATTAGTAAAATAAATAATATTGTGCCTATAATATACTTATAATCATCATATGTCATTTTTTCAATATTTAATGATGAGTTAAAGAAATCTATATTATGTTCTGTAAATGATTCTACAGCTGGTTCTTCTTTCGGTTGAGAATTTTCTTGATTACTTGTCGCTCCATCATTACCAGTATCTTTTCCACTTTCATTTGAACTTTCTTTACCTTCATTTGAACTTTCTTTACCTTCATTTGAACTCTCATTTTTACTTTTTTTACCAACTGGTATTTCTTTTCCATTTTCATCTACTTCTACTTCTACTGTAACAAAATCACCTTTGCCATCATCTTTACCTTCTTTACCTTCTTCTTGTCCTTCCTTACCTTCTTTACCTTCTTGTCCTTCCTTACCTTCCTTACCTTCCTTACCTTCCTTACCTTCTTTATCTTCATTACCTTCCTTACCTTCTTTACCTATATTTGGATTTCTAACAGGTGCATTTACAATTCTGCAAAATCTTGATATTGCTCTAGTATATTTAGTTGATAATTCATCATCAGGTAATGCATTATATCCTTCACATGTAATTACTTTTACATACCATATATATAATTTACATGCTTCTTTTACACAATTTGCATTAAAGAATAGTTTTGTTTTTTGTACTTCAGCATCAGTGAAAGCTGGTTTTAATTTGTTTAATTTTATTTTTACACATAAATTCATAACAACTGCTTTATAAAATTCATCTGATCTAGAGGGTGTTAAATTTAATTTTTCAAAAAAAGTTAATAATCTTTCTTCAAAATAATCAATTACTTGACTAACGTTTTGTCTATTATCATTAAATGCAATAAGAACAGAATCTTCTAATATAATATTATATCTTGCAGCAAGTTCTACAATCTTTTTTAAATCTTTTTTTTTAATTGGAATCTTTTTTTGTTTTAAATTAAATTGTAATATAACATTTGTTATATACATAACAGCTTTACTTCTTTTATCTTCGATTATTTTTGTTAATTGATTAGTAGGTGTTTCTTCCTTCCCTTTTAATCTTTTTTTAGCATCTGCTTTTTTACGAGCTCTTGTATTTTTATCATCCATTAATATCTTATATTATAAAATAAAATAAGTTATTAAAATAAATTAATTTTTGTATCTATTATAAACTATAAATAAAAATAATATAAATAAAGCTGTTGTTATAATAAAATTATAATCTGAATCACTAAAATGCTCTACTATATTTCCATTAAACCCTTCAACTCCCTCTGATTGTGCTTCTTTTATAGGTTGTTCACTACCTGCAGATGAAGTTTCTTTAGCAGTATTTTCACTTTGTTCTTTACTAGTATTGTTTTTTTTACTTACTGGTATCTCTTTACCGTTTTCATCAACTTCAACTTCCACTGTAACAAATTCACTTTCTTTATCGGATTGTTTACCTTTTTTATTTCCTTCGCTATCTTCAGTGCCTTCTCCTTTTGGAACTTCTTCACTTTCACTAACTTCACCTTCACTAGTTTTACCATCTTTACCATCTTTTCCATCTTTTCCATCTTTACCTTTGCCAATTAATCCACTACTCTTACCACCTAATGTTGATTCACCTGGTACATTTTTTTCTTGAATTTTTGGTTTTTTTAAAGGTGCGTTTGCAATACTACATGTTCTATCAATAATCGTATTCCATCTAATTCTATATTCCATATCATCTAAAGTATTTAATACTGCACAATCATTTAATTTTACATTCCAAATATATAATTTACATTCAGTTTTTAAACTATCCATATCATAAAATTTACGAGTATTTGTAATTTCTTCCTCATCAAAGACTAATGAATCTTTTTTAATTTTGATACATAAATTTAATAATTTAATCTTAAAAAATTGATTGCTTCTTATTGGTAAAAGTTTTTTTGATTCAAAAAAATCAATCAATCTAGGTTCTAAATATGGTCCTAATGGACCAACATTTCTTCTATTTTCATATAATACTGTTAATGTTTCATTTGGTAAAATTATATTATTATTTATTGCTAGATCTGCTATTTTTTCAATATCTTCTTTTTTAATTGGAATTTGAGTTTCTTGAAATGTATCTACAATTTGATATATTATTTCAAGTTTTGATAATTTATCTTCTATTCCAGCATCATCTAAAGTTTTATCTTTACTTAAAATTCTTAACATTTTGTCTTTATCAGTTTGTTTTTGAGCTTCCTTTGATTTGTTAACTAAATTAATTGTTTTATTATCAACTGTAACTCCGGGTGGTAAAT